GATGGGGTTGGCCCCCAGCTCGACCAGCGCACGCGAGCAGATGTCGATCTTGGTGTCGGCCATGTCGTTGCTCCGGCCGGGCGACCGGCGCCCGTCAGTAGCTGATGCGGTAGTTCGCGGTTCCCGCGAAGGTGCTTCCAGAGCAGTCGAGGCGATACTGGACGCCAGGCTCCGACTCTTCGAACCGCACCGAGACGCCGGAAGCGGTGACGGTCGTGAACTGGAGCAACGTGCCGGAGGTGTCGCGGGCGACGTCGATCCACGTCGTGCCGAAGTCGTAGGACTTCTGGAGCTTGATGACGAGGGAAGTGGCGGTGAGGTTGCCCCACAGCGCGAGATTGGCGACGCCAGCGACCTCGATGCCGGGGGACTGGCCGGCAGCAGCGAATGTCCCGGTCAGCCGACCGACGGCGCGATCCGAGCTGGCGTTGGCGTTCATCTGCCCCATGGGAGCCTCCGAGAAATGCGGTGGGGCCCCGCTTCGCGAGGCCCCACCTAGTTGGTCAGTCGGTGTCGGTGATGGTGAGCGCCAGCGTGTCGCTCAGGTCGACCACGCCGGACGCGTTCGACACGACGACGTGCCAGCCAGTCGTGCCCACCGTCGTGATGGTGCCCAGCGTGGCGTTGAACGCCGACGCGGAGATGCGGAGGATCACGTCGCCGGTCTTCAGCTGCTCGAAAGCGGCGTTCATGTGGCCGCTGGTGTCGATCGTGGCGGCGCCATCGTTGTCGCGGTCGATGTAGACATGAAGCGCGTTCGCGCCAAACGACGCGACGCGGAAGAGGTTCTCGGGGCGGAAAGCCATTGGCTGTTCTCCTTCCTCAGGTCTCGATGCAGTCGATCTGGAACACGCCCGTGTCCTCGATGCGCACCGAGCCGACGGTGATGCGCGCCTGGGCGAAGTACTCGCCCTTCTGCGGCACCCAGTCGAAGTTGGTGCGGATCTCGGTGTTCATGCCGAGCGCGATCGCCGACTTGTGGTACGCGAGCGTGCGACGCGTGGTCGACGCGAGCGTGAGGCCCGTGTACTGCATCCAGAGGATGCCGAGCCAGCGCTTCGCGGTGACGCCGGTTTTCCACGGCAGGGCATCGGGGCCGATGTAGTCCTGCGAGGCGAACTCGGCGATCGTGAGCAGGTTGGTCCACTGCTCCGGTGCGACGAGGCAGATTCGATTGCCGTCGTCGGGGATTTCGTTCGTCCCCATCGCTTCCATCAGCACCAGCACCTTCGCCCGGGTGAGGCCCGTGGCGGCGGCGGCCTGCTGCTGGCCAGCGGGCAGCGACGCATACGCGGCTGCCGTGACGACGTCGTCGACCTTGCGGCCGGCCGCCTTGGCGAGGGCGCCCGCGGCGAGCTGGCGCTCGTCCATGTTGGTCTTGAGCTCGTCCAGGTCGTTGATGTACTCGCCGCCGTAGTAGTCGGTGATCGTCAGCGACACGTTGGTGTGGTCGACGTTCATCACCGGCACGTCGCCATGCTTGCCCTTGGTGGACATGATCCCGGCGCCGTACTTGTTGAACTGGAAGGTCTTGCCGGCGCCCATCTTCTCGCGGACGGTGCCACGCAGCTGCGAGCCGTCGCGCTGGAACGCCACGAAGGTCTCGTCGTCGAAGAGTCGGATGAAGTTGTTGTCGATCGAGGTCGACATGAGGGTTCTCCTTGAGCAGGTTGGGTTGAACCGCGCTGCCGGTTGGTCCCTTCACGTCGCCGCCGGTTGGTCCTTGCGGGCCGGGGCTCCCGGAAACGGGGCCGGGTAGGCGAATTGCCCCTTCGCCGTACCCTGCCCCTCGTGTCCGCGCCTATCGCTTATGAACCCTGCGAGTAGAGCCGCTGCTGGAGAGAGCCGACTTCGCGCACGAATGCCGGATCGCGGCGATACGGATCGCGGTAGCGCGGATCCATCATCATCTTCCGCAGATCGTCGCGGGTGCGAGCGTCGCCAGCCACCGCGGTCGGCGCACCTTGCGGCTGGTTGCCCGAAAGCATGCGGGCATCGACCAGTCGCTCGAGCGCCTCGAAGGACTTCACCGACGTCGCGAACGGCTTCAGAACCTCCCAGTCGTTGCCCAGCATCTTGGTGAGGGCCTTCTGGAGGTTCACGATGCGCTGCGGGCCGTTCTCGCCCATCGACTTCACTTCGGCATCGATGTCCGGCATGTCGTGCGAGATGCCGTCGACGTAGGCGGCAATGCCGGCCTCGAACTGGTTCTGGTTCAGCCCCAGATCGTGCGCGGTCGACCGCCACCACTTCATCATCGGGTTGGCTTCATCGAGGTTGAGCTCGACCTGCTCCTGCGAGTAGCCGTCGGGCAGCTTGACTTGATAGCCCTCGGGCTTCTCGGGCCGGGCCTTCATCCGGCCCTCCTCGAACTCGCGCTCGACCTGGCGACGGAGATCGTCCGAGCGCGTGAACTGCTTGCGCTCGACCTCGCTGTAGGCCTTGCCGAAGTCCGAGAGGCGCGCTGCCTTGCGCTGCGCGTCGTAGAACTTCTCCGGCAGCCACTCCGGCCGCTTCTCCATCGCCAGCCATCCGTCCGGCATCGGGCCTTCGGGGTTGGCGGCGCGGCCGGCCGCGATCATGGCCTGGTCGCCGCCAGAGAGGCCGCCGGATTTCATCCCGCTGAGCGGCGGGGGATCGCCGGCGGAGGGTGCGGCAGGCGCGCCAGACGCGTCGTCCGGACTACGGGGATAGGGGTTTCGCTGGTACATCGATGGCTCCTCTTTCCATCAGGTGACGCATCAGCCAGACCGCGTGGCGCATGCCTTCGCGGTACTGGAGCACTTCGTTGGATGTGCCGGGTGGATGCACGGTCCGCAAGGTCAGCTGCTCGAGGTACTCCAGCAGGAGAGCGCCATCCGGCCGCGACAGCGCTGCGTGCGCGGCCAGCTCGACCTTGCGAGGATGGGCAGGCTGGTCGACGCCGCGCTCGAGCGTCGAGCGCAGGCGCGAGATCACTTCCGGGTCAGCCAAGCGGTCCTGCGCCCCCGGCGCCTTGCTGCCCCATCTGCTGGGCCATCTGCTGCATCTGTTGGAGCATCTGCTGCTGTTCCTCGGGCGTGTAGAACAGGTCGGCGCGGATGTCCTTCCGATCGGCCAGCCACTTCGCCACCTTGTTGGGCTCCATCAGCATCATCAGAGGCAGCTGCTGGCCGAACGTGCCCTGCAGAGCGCCAGCGAACTCCATCATGCGCTGGACGTCCTGGTCCTTCTGCGCCGACGCCAGCGGGCTCTCGCTCTTGATCTCGACCAGATCGCCATCGACTGACGGAAGGCTGATGCGGCCGGTCTGCTTGAGCAGCCAGATGGTGCGGCGGATGACCGGCTGCACCAGCTCGCGCTGGAGGCGGCCATAGGCCGAGCCCATGCGCCGGTAGAGATCCTGCATCCTGGCCTGCACCTCGGTCGCCGACATGGGCGTGCCGGTGGGCGGGCCAAGCGCCTCGTCGTAGAGGGCGCGCTTGATGTTGGCCTGCAGGTCCTTGAGGATGACCTGCGAGAGGTCGAAGCGACTGGGAACCTCAAGCGGCCGAAGGCCCTGCGAGCCGCGGGCATGGGGAATGATGGTGCCGGGCAGGAGCGTGATTGCGTTCGGGTTGAGGACGCCATCGTCCTCGCCCTGCCACAGGCCGGAGACGGCCAGTTCGGCATTCTCGAGGTTCAGCTGCACGATGACGTTGGCGACGCGCACGTCGGGCATGGCGTTGAGCAGCGGGCCACGGCCATAGACCTCGCCGGCCGCGACGGACCAGCGAAAATTGATGTGCGGGCACGCGCCGGCGCCAGCGTATTCCGTGCGCAGGAGCTCGACCTTGGGCGACGTCAGCCACACGACGTAGACATGGGTCTCGACGCGCTTGGACCAGTCGCGGAACGTCGCTTCGTTGACCTCGATCTCATCAAGCGGACGATTTGCCATGCGATCCACCAACTCCGTGGGGATCGTTGCGTTCGGCCACTCCTTGTCGATCAGCCCGACCTGGATCTTGCGCTTGCGGAACCGGCCATCGACGGTGCCCCACGGACCGGCATCCATCGCCATCTGCGTGAGCGGGACCGCGGTGAATCGAATGACGTCGTCGCGATCGTAGTCTGCGATCAGCGAGCCCGTGCCGATGCCAAGCTCCATGTAGGCTTCGTGGATCTGGCTGTCGAAGTTGGAGCGGTGGAGAATGGCGAAGACCTCCTCGCCAATCTCATCGAGGCGCGCCTGGATTTCGTTCGTGTTGTCGGGATCGACGATGCGGCCCGGGCGAAGGCGCGACCAGCGCGAGAACGTCGGCGTGAGGCCGGCCTGCAGGCGCGACGCAAACTCGTGGATCGATGTGACGGCCGTGCTGTCGTAGAGGTTCAGCGTGTTCTTCTGCCCGCTGGTGTGCGAGTAGAAGCGCGCACGGTGAGGCATCGAGTACTCGTAGCACTCGTCCCACAGCGTCTTCCATTGATCGTGGGTCGAGTGCGCCTTGTTGGCGCGCTTGATGATTGTCTCGAGGTCCATGAATCACATCGGGTTGGTGTTGCGATCCCTGTT